TGGAAAGATTTGGTGATGTGGTTGAGCAAGACCCTGAGTCGGGCATGATGACTGTACCGCGCCGTTACTGGCTGCAGCTGGAACAGGTTGCACACGATGCCGATGGTATTGGTGCTATCGAAGCCGGCGGTGAAAAAATTGCAGTAGACGAAGTCGAAGAGTCTTACTGGCAGCCCCAGATTGATGAGGCCATTGCACAGGAAGATGTGCTGGACAAAGAAAAGCGCCACCTGGGCGACTACCTGCAAAGTGTAGCTGATGCAGTCAAGCATGACGCTGCGCTATCCAGCAAAGACACACCGACCCACAGCGGTGACACAATTGGATCAGCAGTTAAGACTGTCACAACTGATGACGGACATGATCTCAAGATTCACGGTAACGAGGACGACGGCTTCCGTATCAGTATCAAGGGTCGTCCCAGCAGGGTCAAGTTCAAGAGCCTAGACGAAGCCGGCATGGCATGTGAAATGTATCGTTCACATCGGCGCCACAAGCTGGAGTCAGCAGACTATATCGAGGAGCAATGATGATTGTTGATGACTTGTTTGAAGATGACCCTGCCAGTTTAGAGTTTATCAAACTGGTACAAGAAAGTGTACAACAGCAGGATGACATCCGTGTTATCCAAAACATGCTATATAAAATGCGCTCTGAGCGCGAACAGAACCAAGCCTAGGACCGTTAAGGTGCGGTGGGCGGCTGCTGCCCGGGAATCACGGATTCGCTACCCTGTGGTCCAAAGTGAGCATATATATTCACATGCTTGATAAATGGAATATGTTAGTGCCCCGGGAATGGACAGGTCGACCTAGTCAATTAGACAATCGATGGTCCCAGGACTACTATGTACAGTGGTTAAAAAAATTTCCCGATACTTGGTATTTGGCCCTCTGGCAAAGATGGCCATCTTTGCCAGGGCTGGGCAAGTTAGATCTTCCATTAGGGTGTGATGGTTATATAGTAAGCTTCCACTTAGAGGCAGTGGATATCGAGTGGGTTAATCAACAAGCAAAACGAGTGCAAGCGCCGATTATTGTTTTGTCGGATTCGGAATATTACAACTGGCCTCATGCCAGTAATGTGTATCCTTTTACATACATATTCTGGCACTCACAGATTAAAAAAATGTTAGAATGGTTTCCAAACCCTGGGTGGGATACCAAACGACAATATTTAACCAGTGCCTTTTGTAATCGTATTACACAAAGCAAGCTGCTGGTGTTTACTGCATTGGCAGAGTATATTGGAACAGATCAGTGCTTGCTCAAACTCAGCAACTGGGTAGAGGAGAAAAATGTTCACTATCGAGAGCCAACAGGTAACGAATTGTTAGACACTCTGGCCAATATATTTTGGGACAAATACGCAGGCCACCCCCGGGATATTGGGGACAGCTACACTGAAGACAAGAATTATCAACAGTACACAGCTGACCCATGGGGTGCAGCATATCAACAAGCTGCTATACACTTTACTAATGAAAGCCTGCACTACAGTTATATGGACAATGATCAAGGCAGATTCATTCGTCCCGGGCCGTTCATTACTGAAAAAACTCTCAAATGTCTAGTTGGCGGAACTGCATTTGTGCCTGTTGGACAATATGACACCTACGGTAGACTCTCACGTTTGGGGTTTCGATTTGATTATAAATTTGATACCAGTTGGGACTCAGATTCCGGTAACATCACGCGGTTAGCTAGCATTGTAAATTTGATAAAACAGTTTTCTCAGTACAGTATCCAGGATCTTGTTGATGCTACTCAAGAATCTAGTCGTTACAACCAAGACTATATCATGTCCGGAGAGTTTGCCCGCCGGGCACAAGCTGAAAATATTGATATAGTTAGTACGATTTACCGACTTTTCATAAAATAGCATTTGGCTCAATTGTTGGGATTAATGCTAGCTTTTCTTCCAGGAATACTGTATAATACGCTATAACTTACCTAGGAGATTTACATGGACACTCGAGTATTTTCTGGCGAACAAAAAGCCAAACTGGTTCAAATCATCAACGAAGGCATGCAGATCATGCATGATGTTGAAACCCTCAACGCTGGTCTTTCGGAAACGGTCAAGGCCATTGCTGAAGAGCTAGAAATCAAACCCAATGTACTAAAGAAGGCCATCCGCTTGGCACACAAAGCGGAATTTGGCAAAGAGAAACAGGATCACGACCTGCTGGAAACTATTCTGGAAACTGTAGGCCGAACACTTTAAGGACACTGTTTTTTACTGTGATGATAAATACTTTATCAATAATAGTAAAAAAACAATGAAAAAAAGATCAGCAACACATCGATACTTGTATAAAAAATGGCATGGTCCTATTCCAATAGACGAATTTGGTCGCACGTATGATATTCATCATAAAGATGGAAATCACGAAAACAATTTGCCAGAAAATTTAGTAGCCGTTCCTATACAAGAACATTACAACATACATTATCAAAATCAGGATTATAGTGCATGTGTATTAATTGCATGTAGAATGAAGATGTCATCAGATGAGATTTCAAAATTAAATTCGTTGGCCGCATGTAAAAGAGTCAACGAAGGAACTCATCATTGGTTAACAGAAGAGCATAGTAACAATGTTAAAGAAAGTATCAAAAGAAGAGTTGCTGATGGCACCTTTCATATGCTCGGTGGCGAAATTCAAAAAGACTTCCAACTAAAAAGAAGTTATAATAAAGAACATCAGTGGAATGGGTCTCAACACAATTATGATAAAATAAAAAACGGAACCCATTCATCACAAAAAGAATGGATTTGTCCACATTGTAATACATCAGGAAAAGGTTCAACTAATGCAAAACGGTGGCATTTTGATAACTGTAAAAATAAACAAGGATAAGAATGTCATATATTGATGCGTTATTCGATCGTGAGCATGATCGAATTCATGTAGTTGAGAGAGTAAAAGGTAACAGAGTATATAAAGAATTTCCTGCAGAATATCGATTTTATTACGACGACCCCAAGGGCAAGTTTCGCAACATCTACGACAAGCCAGTAAGCCGGTTCAGCTCTCGCAACAACAAAGAGTTCCGCAAAGAAATGCGGGTACACTCGGGTAAAAACATCTACGAAGGTGATATCAACCCGGTGTTTCGTTGCTTGGAAGACAACTACAAGGGGCAAGACGGCCCGCCACTGCACACAGCATTTTTCGACATTGAGGTCGATTTTGATCCAGTCAAGGGTTATAGTCGACCGGATGATCCGTTTAATCCTATCACAGCGATCTCGGTCTACCTGGACTGGATGGATCAATTGATCACACTGGTGGTCCCGCCCAAGCGCATGAGTGCCGAAACTGCACAAGAGATTGCAGCCGAGTTTCCCAACACATTTGTGTTTTGGGAGGAAGCTGAACTGCTGAAAACGTTTATGTCTTTGATTGAAGATGCCGACGTGCTTAGTGGTTGGAACAGTGAGGGATACGATATTCCATACACTGTCAATCGTGTAATCAAACTGTTGAGCAAGGACGATACCCGTAAGTTTTGCCTTTGGGAACAACTGCCCAAGCCAAGAATGTTCGAGCGCTTTGGTGCCGAGAACATGACATATGACTTGGTTGGCCGTGTTCACCTGGACTATATGCAACTGTACCGCAAGTACACCTATGAAGAGCGACACAGCTACAGCTTGGATGCTATCTTGGAATATGAGGGACTGGCAGGCAAGACCAAGTACGAGGGCACACTAGATCAGCTGTATAACCAGAACTGGAAAACTTTTATCGAGTACAACCGGCAGGACGTGGTTGGTCTTGCCAACATCGATAAGAAACTTAGATTCCTGGATCTAGCCAACACCCTGGCGCATGAAAACACTGTGTTGCTGCAAACCACAATGGGTGCAGTGGCAGTGACCGAGCAAGCAATTATCAATGAAGCCCATGAACGTGGGCTAGTAGTTCCTAACCGTAAAGAGAGACTTAATGACAGTGATACACAAGCGGCAGGTGCCTATGTTGCTACGCCCAAAAAAGGAATCCATGAATACATCGGTTCCATTGACATCAACTCGCTCTATCCCTCGGCTATTCGCGCCCTCAACATGGGCCCAGAAACCATTGTTGGACAGCTCAGAAGCACAGCAACCGACAACTTAATCCAGGAACGCATGGCCCGGGGAGAT